TGACAACATTGATGCCGGGACACGCCAGTTGGTCATACCAGATTTGACGATAATGAATTTGCGATTGATTTTTTGCACATCACCACTCACTTCCATACCAGTACGGCTACTAGTGAATTTCACTTTAGTGCCGACTCTGAGGGTGTATTTATTTTGTTGCCCAAGTTGGGCACGGGCAAAACGAATTGCATCACCAATGCTAGTCAGTTGGTCATTAGTAAAGTTACCAGCAAGAATAGCACCGTTGATTGCAGAAATGTCATTCATATAAACTCCTTTAATTAACTGATTAAGACTCTATTATATAGCCAAACCCATTTAATGTCAAGCCTGATAACTAGAATAGTTACGGATTTTGCTTTGCTTATTGGTGTGACTTTCGTTGAATTTTATCTCATACCCGCGGTCGCGCAGGGTGTTAACCAGGGTTCGCAAATCGCAGTCCTCTTCCAAGAAAGCATTAGCACCTTTTTGATAGCTGTAATGACTAATCTTGTTGGCAATACCAAGTTTAACCAACTTAGCTTTGGGGAAGCGGGCCCACGCATGACCTGAGTCAGAAAAAACTGTGATAGAGATTTTTTTAGCCATTTTGTAGTCCTTTAATTAACTGTCTAAGTATGTATTATATACCCAAAATCATTTACTGTCAACCTTTTTAGGCAGCAGTAAGTTGGACTTGCAGCCCTTCCCAAGTACCAGCAAGGCCGCTAGCACATTGATCGGCTGCACCGATACCAGAACGGATACCCTCAAGCGCATCCAATGCCTTTTGAGTAGCAGCATTGCACTTGGAAAAATCACCAACCCCGTTACGAATCTGTTTGACAGTAGCATAAAAACATGCAGGACCGACAATAACACGAAATTTTTGAGTCTGTTTGTAACGCTTGATAATCATTCAATAGTCCTTTAATCAATCTAAGTATCTATTATATACCCAAACCCATTTAATGTCAAGTTTTGGGATTACGCAACCTTACGAAAATATTGATAGGGCAAGCCCAGAACATAGCACAGATGTTCCCAGTCGCCGGGGAAGTCGCTAGCGTCCATGATCCAACGCAATGCAGTTTCACGGTCACATGCACCTATTCCGATAATATCGGTAACATGTTTCTCAAACTTAACAACCGCCTCTGATTCGGCAACCTTACGCTGGGCTTCTTCACGCTCAATCACAACTTGCAACCTTGCAAACTCTGCTTGAAAGTCCTCAAGGGTCCAAGTGCTGGTGTCAATACAACGAGGGCGAACACCATGGGCATCCTTGTACATATCCCAGAAAATAGTCTGAGCCTGCTCCAAGTCAGACATTTGTTCCCAAGAAGTGAATTCAGACATATTTGCTCCGTTAATCAATCTAAGTATGTATTATATACCCAAAATCATTTAATGTCAAGCAATTAACGCTATTTCACCAATGCTGCACGAATGATTGGGGTTGTTCTTTGTGTTATTTCATACGCACTACCGCCTTGCCCTATGCAGACATATATATCACGCAACGCCTCGCGCAGCTCCTCATTTTCCTTGTCGGCCTTCACAATCCGTGCGTAGTGCTTGATTAGCGCATCGGCTACGGCTTTATCGGTTCCATGCTCGGTTTCGTAGTGCCCACCATCACCGTGCAGGATTGCAAGCAATTCACCAAGATTCTGGGACAGTGCAGCGCAGTCCGCAGCACTGACAGCAGCGGCGTGGGCTTTCATGTCCTTTCGTGTGTACTGCAAAAGATCACCACCATAGCTGGTGGCTCCGCTTTCGTGATACCAAGGCTCAGGCAGTGGTACTGTCATGCTTCTTCCTCCCTAATATCCAGAACAGCAGGAGAAATAATCCCCCCAATGTGCAAAATGAACAGCAAGATGAATCTCGCCAATCCGTCACCTTTTGGATCCAATGGAGCCCACACGGTCTGTCCGGTGAAAGCGTAGCAAATAAGGCTAACAACACTCAGGGCGCACCAGATGTATGCAAAGTATGCGGCGATCTTCATGTCATGTTACTCCCAATTTCCGCAGCAGCGTGGACGATGGCGCGGCGGGTTACTTCACATTGCTTGTCCTGTGAAACCTCCGCGAAACAGATATCGGTTGAGATAGGTAGACGCAACTGAACCGCTAACCGCAATGCGGCACCGTCGTCAGTGAGTGGGTTCCACTTTACTCTAGTACCACTGCCGCTAACATAGACATTCAAGCCGTCAAATTCCCATCGTGTGATCACTTGCCAACCACAAGCCTTCGCTGCAAGTTCCAGTAATTCTTGGTTGTTCATGTCAACTTTCCTGTTTAGAATGTTTGGATTTACGATTGTACAATACTTTGGATTGGACAACCTTAGGTTTGAACGGTGTGTTGTTTTGAAACAACATACGATGAGCCCTGTGTTTGGGCTGTTCAACAGTGAAAGAGAAAATTTGCTTTTTCATACCCGTAGTATAACATATTCTCTATTTATTGTCAACTAGACTTTTTATAAACCACTGTTGTGTCAGAACTTTTGGAATTCATTGCAGTAGTTTGATTGCTTTGTCTTTTGCTACTTATCACATTTAAAATGTCAACCTTGTCATATCCAAATTCATTGTGATATTTTAAAACATCAATATTCATATCACGATTTTTTACCTTACCTACATTCCAACAACTAGTTCCATTAACAGTTAAATGTTCACTACTCAATTTAATTATCTCACGTAAGAATGAATCGGCCCAATCTTGGTAAGTTGGTGTGTTAGATATTGATTGAGTTTGTTCATGTGTATAAACTTCTAAATCAAAGTAAGGAGGGCTTGTCAATACTAAATCTACGTTAGGTAAATTGTATTGTTTCATATTACGAGCATCATCACAAATTAATGTAACTTTATTTTGTATGCCTAAGAAACTAACCATACTCATTAGATTGTTATATGTCGTTGTGTTGGGTTCAAACGCAATATATTGTACACCGTAACTTACTGCACCTAACATACGTCCTCCCCAACCAGCACACGGGTCAAGAACAATTTCAGGCTTGTACTTAAGACAAGCTAGCTTCATCATCTGTGGACGATACATTGTGTTCTTTGTCAAACCACAACAAAAGTAAATCCCACGTTTCAATTCACTAAGGTACGGTGTGCTATGTGATTTACGATTCCAGCGCAATATCTTTTCCAAGTTAGGCGGAGTCCAAAGACTTTTAAAACTATTACCTGTTCTACTTTCAATATCATAAAAGTTAGGACAAAAATATTCACTTAGTTTCATCCCCATACGTGATGTAGAATTAATGTCATTACCGGTGCTAGTCCATTTACAAAGATTATTCCAGTCTTTATTTAATTCATCATCAGTATACTGAGGATAATAGCTTGTTTGTGATAACTCTACAGCCAAACTAAGAACGGCGGCATCAAAATCTGTATCAGACAGATTTCGGGTTGATAAACGTTTGTTTAAAACATCAACTAGTTTTACCATTGAGGTGAGATTCTAACATAATTTGGTGTGGCTTAGAAAGACAATTCGTAGCATATGCTACGTTTTTGTTATAATAATGGACTATCAACTCATCAGAGTCATAATTACTATAACCAAAATGAAGTACTTTGCGATTAGTTCCCTTTTCTATTTGGTTACATAATTGTTCTTTTAAATGTTCAAAAATAACTGATATAGGAAATTCTACAATATAAATCAAATGAGAGTGATAAAACAAACTACAAACCATATCATAGTCTTTTTTCTTTTCTAATAATTTAAATGTCATGTCATTAAAGTTTCCACTATGGGTATTCATTTTTTGACCTTCCTTTAAATATCTAGGCTTTACTTCTTTTAGTCGTCCTGTGTTAGTATCTATTCCATCGGCACCATGTTTTTCTGAAAATGATTGATAACCTAAATAATTTATGGTAATTAACTCACGTAAAGTTGAAGAATTATTATCAGATGCATGATTTAAGAATAGATTCTTGCAAATTTTAGATTCAGCATTAAATGCTTTAGTATTACCCAAAAAATATTGGGTTGCAAATTCTAGGCTTTCGGGCTCGTAAGTATAGTTCATATATAGTTAGATAGTTAGATAGTAAATTCAACCCTAGTGACGTTTTTTGTAGTAAAGCTACGCCATTCTTTTAAGTCATTATCAAACACACGAATACTAGTGGTTGATTCTTTGCGAGGTTGCTTCCCTTCTGCTAATGGGTTTGTTTCAACTACAGGAAGCAATTCAGGTTTCAATGTACAGTTCATCACCCGTTCAGTTCCATCCTGCTTAGTGAATGTAACTGTGGTACTTTCATTTATCTTAAGCATACCATTCAACCATTTGGCAAACTTGTTCCATTCTTTGTCACCCCAATCTTTGGTTGGGTTTTGCGGAGTTGTTAGTATTTCAAGTGTTTCCATTTTGTTGTTCTTCCCATGTGGTGAAAAAACTTTTCATTTTCTGTTCTTTGTTCCAGTCTTTAATGTAATCATTGTCTTGGTCGCACATTGCCAAGGCTTCTTTCTTGGAAACAACACGATGACTAACAATCTGCTCACCAAGAAATTCTTGGCTGAATTCTTTAGCTTCACTCATTGTTACTGTATCTAATGCCCATATAGTCTCACCTCTGGGCACTTCCACCATATATCGTTGACGGAATGTACTTACACATTCAACCAACACCCACTCAGTTTCCTCGGATGCTTTCTTGGCAAAACTAAATGTTCCGTCTTTATTATCTTTCCACTGTAACACATCACCAATTTCAAATCCATTTGATTCCATTACTTCATCTGGCAATGGTAAAATCAAGTCACCTGTATCTGGATCTTCTTGTAGTGTAGCAACCCAAGAGTTGTCACCTGTCTTGACCCAACCGTGTTCAAGATTACTAGATTCAATTTTAGATTCAAGTTTTTGAGATTTTTTCATAATATTTCCTTAATTAATTAACATACGAGCAAGACCAACACAATCAATAGTTACAAGTAAAGCATAGTTGGCAATCATGCCAAATGATTTACGACTATACGCACAACAACCAAACATAACACATTGAGCAATAAAAATAGGGTACAAAATGATAAGAGGCGGAGTCGGTACTGTAAGCGCCATAGTGACCGCACATCCGATACTAAGCATCCAAGCTGTAACTTCAACGACAAAACGAAAAGGGTTTGTTGAATAGTCATGGTTGATGTACTTGAGTATATTAGGTGCGATTAACTTCATGTTCGTTAATTACTTGCTGCAATATTACTTCAACCATCTTATTCAATGTGATATCACGCTTATGTGCTTCCATTGCCAATTGCAACATGGTATCACTGTCTAAATCAATCGGGATTGAAATACGAGTATCAAAAGGGTCACCGTTAAACATAGCTGTGGCCTTTTCAATAAAATCTTCTGCTAAATCGCAGTCGATCCACTTTACATCATCCCATGCTTGATCAGGATCAATTTTGCGCTGTTCAGCTTCGGAATAGTAAACATCTAGGTGATCTGGATTAAGCCAACGATAGGGCTTTGGTTCATCATCGTTCACTCGGTTCATGTTTGGACTAACTTCTATTGAATACACAGTATGATTTTCTGTGTCAAAAACTACATAACCATGTGCATAGTCACTGGTATAATCTATACTCCGTGCATTAGGGCCATAACAAGCCCAACAAAACTTACCTCCATTGGAGATTTGATGTTTAAATATATTGTTTACTGTACTTAGTTTCATTTTATTTTCCTTTGTAGTGTTCAAGAATAGGTTCAATATCGTTATTATATATCTGTTCCATCGTTTTGTAAAGCATTATGGCATCCTGCTCTGTCATACCACTTGTCCAAGTGGGATCATCTGGTTCTTTACGCAACCCATAATCATGTCTATAAGTATAGCACATGCTGTTGATGATTTCTGCTTTAGTTTTCATAAAAATTTCAATCCAAAAAATACTGCATCTTTTCTTTCAGCGAATTTAAAAACGCTGCGGTATCGGTTTGCTGCGGTTTTAATAACATAACCACTGGTAGATTTCTTTTTACACCACGCAATAGCAAGATTGACTCTATCTACATAATCAAAATGCTGTTCATTATGACTGATATTTATTGAAATACAGTAGGGATGTTCCCGTTTATTTTTTCTTCGCTGTGCTGAGTTCATAGTTTAAGCAGTGCCCACATTGTAGTTTTTTCCAAATCACTTTCAAATTCTGGATATACAGTTTTTAGTTCATGCTCCTTGATCAATTGATAACCTTTATTTTGTTTTTCTCTGACCAATTTATCTAAGTCCCATCCGTCACGATCCATTTTAGTTTGCAGTTTCTTACCTCTACGACCCCAGAAAATCAATACATTAGGACAAAAATTTACGGAGAAATCTGCTAGATAGATAGCACCCCAAACTTTGTCAGATCCATCTTCTTTGTTCCAACCAATAAATTTATAGTCCATCATTCGTCAACTCCGTATTCAATTTGAAGATCGTACAATGCTCGGCGAACCTTTTCAGACACCGGGCGATACTTAATCGGATGAATGGAATGATAGGACCAATTCATACCGTCCCACATTTTACTAGCGGTGAGTAATTTATCAACTTCTGATAGAATTTGAAATCTGGGATCAGCCCACATTTTGAGTACATCAGCAGAAACGCTTGGTGTGGGCTTTTTATAAGCATATGGACCTTTACTACAGACATGAGCAACATCAAAGCCCGGATAAGTGTCACCGCAAAATTGACAAGTAATCGTGTTCATTCTTCCTCTCCGTAAAAATGTTCTCTAATGGCCACATAACTATCAACACCACACTGGACATAACCATCCCAATGCGTATCCTTCATCATTTCTTTATCTTCTAGTACAGGCAGATATTGTTCTTCAACCTGCCGCATACATTCTTTAATAATCAGTCCGGTGAACATTTCCAATGCTGGTTCACTAAAGGTATATGTGATGCCCAACTTTTCATCTTTGTCTCTACGATTGGCCCAGATGACAGCTAACTTTTCAATTCGTTTGTTCATTCTTCCACCTCAATACTGTTCAGTTCATAGTATTGTACACTGTTAGCATACTTTGTTGCTGACTCCAATGTGTAGGCACAGTGTACCATCAATGCCGTTACTTTATCAACAATGGCCTTGGCTTGCATTCGTTCAAACTCAGCATTCGCCTTGTCGTATGAATCGTAGGCTTTGATCATGTGATAGCCCAAGTCCACAGTTTCACAAATTACCCATACTGTTTTCATTCTATAACCTCAAATGTAATTTTCACCCGAGAACCTACTGGCAAATTGTCGCTGAACCAAAAGTATTCTTCTGGCAAACTGTTCTTTGAATGATCAAACAATGCTTCAAGACGATTTAGCATGGTCAAGTTCTTTGCTGTTTCCGCATCATCAAACAATGTCATTTCAAATTCTGTTTTCATTACTTGCTCCATTCTTTAGCAGTGTGGGGGCAAATCTTTTGTACCGGACACAAATCGCAGTACCAGTCACTAGTACTGAGAATGCAACCCCAAGGCTTAGGATCTTCCTGGCTCCATGGACGATCAATCGGCATCTCATCACAGATTTTTGTACACAACTTTTGTAGCTTACTGTTGGATAAAGCAAGTCGCGGTGTTTGATCTGACTTGAGTTTATCGTATTCTTCTTGCGTGAGAATGTATTGCATTATTCTTTAACTCCAAAAGTGTTCAATGCTGGCTGTAATGTGTTAATCAATTCAGTTTCACGAGCATGTGCAGGACGCTTGCCTCGCACAATTTCAATCATGCCGAATACAAAACGCTCGGCACCACGCTCACGCAATGCACAAGACAAACCCCAA